TGACGTAGCTTATTTTTAATCGGGTGTGTCTTCTTCTTCTTCATTATCCCAACCTTCAAATAAATGCATGTTGTCTAGCACCTTATCCTCAAATCTATCAAGTATATCCTCGGGTGTAATGTTAAGTAACTCACACAATAGACACACGTCTAAGTTATTAGCTACACTCTCTAAGAATTCTTCTCCTAAATCATTCATAATATTCTCTTAATTTCCCTTTCAATGTACCAACGTGCCTTACGTAAATCTTCTAGGCTATCGTCGTGTTTTAATCCTGCTCTCCATAGGTACTTCACGGCGTTGCCTATACAGAAGTTCATGTGTTCTGTTATTTGAATACACTCAACACCAGACGGGTGTTCGGTATAGTGCTTGGGATGATTTACGTTGTCGCTCATAGTCGTGCCTCGCCCGGTCTGTCTGGTTTGATTACACAGACGGTGTATGTGTATCTGTCCTCGTGGAATACATCACCATATAACTCCCAACCGTCTTGTAGGTGTTTCAACACAACAACATCGAAGTTATGTTCCTTACCTTTGATAGAGGACTTAGCTTCTTTTATCATCTTAAATTTCATAAAGTAATCTCCTCAACGTTTGGTACTTTAAATACCTGCGTGAGGTACCTATATCCGTTACTGTATTTGAATACACGTAGGTTTGTAAAGCACTTGTTCTTGTGTCTACACCATGTACACCCCTTAGCCAGCATGACGTTACCTGACTTACCGTCTGGTACTGGTTGATAACATAACTCAGTGGGCGGTGTTGTCTTCTTACCGTCGCTCCGTAGGGTGTCGATAAGTATAGATGCGTTGGGTTTGTCTAGGTCATCAGGAATATGTAGTGTTAGCTTACAGGTTGACTTATCTATCACTAGGAACCCACCGTCCTTTAGACCAAGACCTTCCTCGTAACCTGCTATTTGTGCTAGGTATCCGAACGGGTCATCCTCACTTAGCCTACCGTCTACAAACTTCTTGAAGCTGTACGGTGACGCTGTCTTTACGTCCACAAGCTTGCCGTCAATGATACTATCTATAGAACCGCTAACACCGTTACAAGTAACCTTCTTTTGTTGGCTCTCTACCTTATGTCCTGACTTCTTAGCGAGAAACAACACAAGAGACTCTAAGATGTGACCCTGTAAGAATCTTAGTAGTGTCTCGGGGCTGTGTTCTTCTGGTGGTGTGCTGTCTTGAAGGTCAAACCATAACTGCCTACGTGGTTTACCTATGTTGGACATACGAAGGTTACCCTTCTTACGGTCCTGAGGTGTAGACCAATGAATCAAAGCTTCTGCCATCTCTTTACCGAACGCGTCTGCTTCTTTCTTGGTTATCTTTTTATCACCTTTGCACAGGGCCTGTACGGTTGTACCCATGTCTGCTACTAGTGTTTCTAATTGTTTTTGTTGAGCCATGTTTGTATTATACCCTTATTATTAATGTGTTTCTGACCAATTTGTACCTACTTTGTACTCACCGTCAAGAGGACACCTGAGATTAAGAGCCGCTGTTGTGTCCCTTATGGCTTGTACCATTATGTCTCCGGCCTGTTCTTCTTGGCCCGTCCTTACTTCCCATTGGTATTCGTCGTGTATCGAGCCGATTAGGTGGACATCTAGTCCCGCTTCCTCTATACGTTCCGCCATAAATATAAGGGCTTGCTTCATTACCACGGCTCCGGCTCCTTGTAGTAACGAATTAAGTGCTGCGTGTTCGCTGCGAATTTTAATTCTTCTTCCGTCAAGGCCTCTGACATACCCTCTTCCAGCTGCTTTGATAACTCTTTCTCGTAAATCTTTAAGTGATGGCGTATTGCGGAGGAACTGTTCTTTAAGTTTTCTACCCTGTTTAGCACCTCCCCCAACGATAGACCCGATTTTTGCATCTCCAGCACCGTACAAGAAGGCGTAGCAAAAAGTCTTTGCCGTATCTCTTGATTGTAGTCCCGCAGCCACTCTATTTGTTTCGTGTATGTCTCCATGTATAACCTCCTGTGTGTAATTTGTGTCGTTCATATAGTGCGCCAGCATTCTTAACTCTAGACCGGACGCGTCAACGCCCACCAGAGAGTACCCTACAGGCACGATAAAGAGTTCCCTACACTCCAGTCCGTACGGTGCACGAACCGCCGGAACCTGAGCCATATTAGGCTTGGAGTGTGTCATCCTCCCTGTTATCGTACCGCAGGGGTTAACGTAACCATGTACCCTTCCTTCAGCGGTGAGGGCATCAACCCAAGAGGATACCTGTGCTTGTCTCTTCTGTAGCATCAGGTAGTCCCCTATGAGGATTGCTTCTGGTATGTTCTTTACAGCACCTAGTGTCTTCTCGTTCACGACGGGTAGACCAGTCTCTGTGCGTTGCTTGGGTTTCCACCCAAAGTCTTGAAGGTACTCACCTATTTGTTGGCGTGACCCAAGATTAAATTCTCTTTTTATATAGTAGCCCCAACCCTTATCCTCTTGATGAGCGCCTTTGTCGAGTTGCTTCAAGTAGTTCTTGTTGTCACTACCGTCTTTGTTTGTTTCGTTGGGTTTGTTTAAAGGCACCCATATATCTTTTGGTTTAAATGTCGCTTGTACCTTTTGCACAATATCGTTAATCTTGCCTTGTAACTCAGCGAGTAACGTCATGGCTTTGCGTTCGTCTAGGAGCCATCCTCTTCGGACTTGTTTTCCAACCTCTCCAGCAGTTCGGTGTTCGATAATAATAGATTGAGCTGATATATTGTAAACTTCAGAACTAAGTACCTTGTAAGTGACACCGGTAACCAGAACATCGTTAACACAGTACTCCAGCATCTCTTTAGAAAACTTGGACCAGTCATTATAATCTCCTTTGTGTAGGTTAAGTTGTTCGCCCCAGCTACGTAGAGAATGGGACTGTCTTGTTGGGTTAGCTAGGCGTGACAGTACTAATGTATCTACAATGTTGATACCTGTGAAGTCTGTACCCAACAACATCTCAAGTACAGGAACGTCGTAGGTTATGATATTATGGCCGATGACTTCTGATACGTGGTTACGTACGAGCCATGAATTAAAGTTGTTTATACCCCCGTTAGTACACTCAGGAGAGAACTTATATACCTTCTCGGTGTCTATGTCCATACAGACGATACACCATATGGTATCGACCTCCGGTATTAGTCCATTTGTTTCTATGTCAAGCACGATTCTCAAAACTCTGTCTCGGTGTTAGCCAGCACTACCTTGGGTTCTTCACCCCTCTCTAATCTACCCGTCACTGTGTTATAGTATATGTAACCAGCAAGACCGGTTGCGCCTGTCCTTCTGCACTTCACCAGCTGTACCTTGGTGGTGTTCCTAGACACGTCACACTCACTCAGCTTGTCACGGCTCAGTAATATGGTGTTGTAAGCTATTTGATTGATGGAGCCTGAACCCTTCATGTCGTATTCGTTGACGTTGTGTGCGTCGTTGTGTGTGGGCTTACGTAGGTGAGACACAATAATAATAGACGCGTTGGTTTCTTTCGCTAACTTCAGTGAACGGTCCATAAAATCGTCTATCACCTCGTTCTTGTTTGAAGACACACCGGCCTGTAGAGGGTCGATGATAATAACCTCACATCCCTTTCCTTTGATTAGGTACCTCATCTTGTTAAATAGTTTATCGGTACTGGACGAGCCTTGATAGTTGTACAGGTGTAAGTTATCCCTGTTTGGTAGGCTGTTGTAAGCCTGATGATACAGTGCGTAGTCCCTGTCTTCTTGGGGTACGTTAGCAATCTTCATGTTTAGTTGTATCGTGAGTAGGTTCTCTACTGTCTCTCCTACTGTGGACTCAAAGAATACACAACCCACGCTCTTGTTTGTGGTTTTCAATATGTTATACACAATCTCAGACACAAACGTAGACTTACCTACTGACGTGTACGCACCTATTACCGTCATCTCACCCAACGCTACGCCCCCGTTAAGTAAAGCGTTGAGCGTACCGAAGCTCTCTGGGAACGGTATTACTTCTTCCGTGCCTCTCTTCCTAAAGTAATCCCACGCTTCGTCCATAGAGACGATGCCCTCTACGTTAAAGGGCTTGGCTTCCCACCACTCAGACACGTAACTAGCTAGGTCGTTATTACCTAAGTAATCACAAGCGTCCTTGTGTTCCTGTAACGTTAGTATCTTTACCTTGTCTGGGCTTATTACTTCCGCCGATGCTTGCGCGCCTTTACGCCCCGCTTCATCATTATCATAATTAATAATAACACCGTCAAATACCTCTATGTACTCTATGTTATGGGCTATAGCTTTTGGTGCTTGCTGTACCCCTTGAGGGATAGACACATATGCAAACCTACTACCGTTAATCTGAAAAGCAGCGAGTGCGTCTAACTCACCCTCACATATAGTAAGGTGCTTACCCTTTGAATATAACTGTTGACCAAACAATGTCTTACCTAGGGAGCCAACAACCCTGAATTCTTTGTCTTTTGTTCTGACCTTGTACCCTACTAGGGTGCTACCCATGTCATCAAAGTAAGGCATAAGGATAGACCCCTGTGCTGTTACCTTAACTCCGTACTTCTTGCAGGTGTCTCTTGTTATGCCCCTATCTTCAAGCGGTTGAAAGGTGGCCTTGGTGTACCTCTCTAAATCTTTATCACTGAGGGTAGACTGTTGCTTTTCTATCTTCATATTGCTGTAACCCCCTTCTGGTTTGTCTAACCATTCAATAGCTTCACATACGTAACAGCTATTGTGGTCATTATACATAGTCATACCGTCAGAAGACGTACAACCAAGTGTACAAGGGACGTGGTACTTTATGACGTACTGTCCCTCGTACTTGTCGTGTCCTAGATTAGAACTCGTCGACATCACCACCTACTGCTTCAAATTCAGCAACACCTTCGGGTTCTTTAGACTCGTAAGGTACGTGCTCCACGACTTGTACAGCCTTGAGCCTCTTGCCTAGACCGTAAGCAGGGGTCATCTTGTGTTCGTAGGTAAAGAACGATACGTTACCTGTAGAACCGTTACCGATAAGAGTATTCATATCCCACGGTTGTTTGTTAGCGTCGACAATGGTGGGTGGTCTATTTGGTAGACCCTTGTTTGTCATAGCCGGTAGTTTAAAGTTAAAGGTGTTGGGGTCTTTTTGTTTAGACTTTAATCCCTCCTTCTCTAACCTCTTCTTTTCTTTGTCATCAACAATCAAGTCAATAGACCAAAGTCCCTCTGGGTTGTACTCATCAACAACGGGTGCACCCAGCACCTTAGCCCATTGTAGTTGTCCAGTTGCTACCATTTGGTAACCTCCATATTATTAACATAATGTCTTATAGCTGTATAGAACCTCTGGTTCGTTTGCTTATAGACAGGTATCATTATACACACTTCTTGAGTTATGTGTATATTATATTTATTTCTCTAAAGGTATTGACTTATGGGTGAAAGTATGGTATAATAGCTCTATTGTTTCTATGATGAAGACAAGAAAGACAACTATAAAGTCATCATCCTTGTCATTTATTATAAACACTTGTTAGGAGCCATTCTATCTTCTTCTTTAGGATAGCCCCTTCCCCAGCCTTTGGCTGAGTCGGGGAAACATCAGAAGGCTTAATAACTCACCATCCTAACTATCCTGTAAAAGATTGACAGCGTATAACCATGACCATGACTTTATGGTCTAAGCACCGTCTATTTTATCAGACAACTTACAT